ATTGGCCTGAGCAGACCGCAGGCTATCGCTTGGGGGTAGAGGGTCTTGAAGAAGACTTTGCCAAGCAGAGCAAGGAGGGGGCGAATGCGGACAACGACATTCGCGACCTACCCGTGACCCCTGCCCGGCTTATCGAGCGCATCACCACCGACGCCTTGATTGCAATTCGCAACGCAATGCTTCGCGTAGTCGACGAGGCCGAGGGGCGTCACCGATCAAAGAGGCTGGTCGACGACGTTGTCCTGATGACCTTTCGAGAACTGGCTCGCCAATTTTCGACTCCTGCAATTAGCGTTGATTTGCGAAGTCAATTCGAAGGTGCTTTGAAGACAGCCTATGGATCGACTGCTCAAGCCGGGGTTCGCATTGCAATCCTTCGCCTTGAAGAGACGCTTGAGAAGTTGGGCGTATCGGGTGGGCAAGTGCCACAACAACTTGCAGATGCAATTTCACAAGCCAAGGCGGGAAGACTTGGAAGCATTCGCCTGTCGAATGCGGTGGTCGACAGCATCGACGACATGGCCTCCGTTGTTTCCGATGCGGTATTCACCGATACCCAGACCCGCTTATTGCGCGGTCTCGACCCCGCAAGTCTTCCCGCCGAGTTCAACCTTTCAGACCTTCGTCGCTACCTCGTAGAAAATCACGATGTAAGCCGAACAAGGGCTGCAACGATTGCAAGAACCGAATCTGCCCGTGCGTACCACGTTGCGCAGATTGACGCATGGAAGCAGACAAACGCTGTCAAGCAGAAGCATTTCCTGATGGCGTTCGATGCTTGCCAATTCTGTCAGCGTGCGTCTTTCGAGTTTGGAGAAAGGACGGGAAGATCGGTAGGCATTGACGCGCCGTTTTATGGTGCAGGGGAAGTCATCAACGGAACGATGGGCGGGTCGATGGTAGTGTCGATTCCCGCCTACGGAACCATTCACCCTAACTGCCGGTGCGACATCGACCCGGTTCTGGACTTTTAGATGATTCGCAAACTGTTTGACACCACTCTGGACACGCCGACCGGGGCCGAGGTCGACTGCGTCATTACCACCGAATCCATCGACCGCGACGGCGAGGTTCTGATCTCTCAGGGTTGCGACTCGACAGAGTTCGACAAGAACCCGGTGGTGTTTTACAACCACGACTATGCAATGCCGATCGGCAAGGTCATCGGGATGCGTCGAGGCTCTGGCAAGATTGACGCGACGATCGAGTTCGCTGAAAGACCCGAAGGCTACCAAGGCGACTTCTTCCCTGACTTTGTCAAGGCTCTGGTGGGACAGGGAATCGTCAAGGGGATCTCGGTCGGCTTCATGCCGAAGGCGGGTGGAACTCGAAAGCCTACCGCCAAGGACAAGCAGACCTTTGGGGATGATGTCAAGCAGGTCTTCAGCCAGTGGAAACTGCTAGAGGTCTCAGTCGCTCCGCTTCCTGCAAACGGCACCGCGCTGATCTCGGCGGTCAAGAAGGGTGTCGTCAGCCCGACGCAAGTCAAGAACTTCCTCGGATCTGCGCCCGCTATTTCGAAGCACTTGATTGAAATCGAACTGCCAGACGAGGGTGTGGCGGAGCGAGTTTCGAGACTTACAAGAGAACGGAAAGCCCGCATGAAGGGGCGAATTTGGAGTGGTCCGAGCAGGTGAGCGAAACGCTCGAACTGATGGGCAAAGCCAGAACGCGCCAGCGGTTTAGAAACACTTAGCAATAAGGAGTCGCCACAATGCGACAGGTCACGATCACTGAACTCAATGCCGAACTTCAGACGCTTGCGCGTCAGGTCGGTGCCGAGCGTTTCGCCGAAGCGAAGCGTCTCCAGATGGAAAAGGTCGCCATCGTTGACGAAGATGGCAAGCCGGTCGATCCCGAAGAGATCGAAATGCGGATGTACCGCCGAGCCGCCGAAGAGGAAGAAATGGAAGAGAAGGCGGACGATAAGGAAGAGATGCCCTATGACAAGATGACTGAGGACGAGGACGAGGAGAAGGAGACCAAGAAGTCCCTTCGTCTCGCTCGCTCTAAGGCGTTTTCGGCTGGCGTCCCTGCGGTTCGTTCCAAGCGATTCGCTGGTCGGGTCAAGAACTTCGTCAGCGACGAGAACGGTGACGCTCACGAGAAGGCTCTGGCCTTCGGTCACTTCATTGGTGCCGCCGCTGGCATCCGCAAGTCGATCAACTTCTGCGAGAAGAACGACCTGCTGACCAAGGCGCACACCGAAGGCGTCAACAGTGCGGGTGGCTTCCTCGTCCCCGAAGTGTTCGAGACCGAACTGATCCGTCTCCGCGAGGAGTTCGGTATCGCTCGATCGGAGTGCCGGGTCCGACCCATGACCACCGACGTGCATCGCATCCCGCGACAGCGCGACACCCTGACCCCGTACTTCGTTGGTGAGGCGGCAGCCATCACCGAGTCCACGATGTCCTTCGAGCAGGTCTCGCTCGTCGCAAAGAAGATGGCCGTCTTGACGACCATCTCCAGCGAACTGAACGAGGACGCTTTTATCTCGATCGCAGACGAGGTCAGCGGCGAAATCGCTTACGCCTTCGCGAAGCGTGAAGATGAGTGTCTCTTCCTCGGTGACGGCACTTCGACCTACGGCGGCATCACCGGGCTTGCGAACTCGATGGGTTCGGCTGGCATTAGCCAGACCACCGAACTGACTACCCCGGCTCTCACGGACGTGACCAGCCTTGGCGTGTTTACCGATCTGATGGCTCTGCTTCCGCAGTACGCCGACACTCGCAACTGCAAGTGGTACATGCACAAGTCGGTGTATCACGGAACGGTTGAAGCGATTGTTCGCGAGGCTGGTGGCAACACCTTCCGCGACCAGTTGGACGGCAAGTGGACCCCGAACCTTCTCGGGTATCCGGTTGTCTTCTCGCAGGTTCTCCCGGACATCAACACCACCACCGACAACGCGAAGATCGCGTACTTTGGCGACATGACTCTGGCTGCGTCCTTCGGCGATCGCCGTTCGACTCAGATTCAGGTCAGCGATCAGGCGATGGATGTCTTCCAGCAGGACGAGATCGCTGTTCGTGGCACGGAACGATTCGACATTGTCTGTCACGATTGTGGCGACACCAACGAAGCGGGTCCGATTGTCGCTCTCACCATCGACAACGACGACGCCTGATCTGGAGGGCAATAAACCATGAACCACGCAGCAGCAGTCAAGTACGTCAACATCCTCGACCCCGTCTCGGATAGCAGCACGCTGTCCGTCGACAATGCGGTTGATACCGCTGGTTACTCGTACCTCTCGGTCGTCGTCCAGACCGGAGCATCCGGGGGCATGACGGCCCTCAAGTTGCAGGAGTCCGACGCGGCCAACATGAGCGGGGCAATCGACGTGGCCGGTACGACCATCGGCACGGCGCTCGACATCGACGGGGGAACCTCGACGCTTCCCTCGGCCAGCGATGACGAGATCCACGTCATCAACCTCGACCTCCGGGGCCACAAGCGATACATCTCGGTCGCAGGCACCTACGGCGGGACAACTCTTTGTTCCATGCTTGGAATTCTTTCCAAGGCGGAAGAGGCAACCAACGTGTTGGCCGATCGTGGCGTCAACACGATGGTCGATGCCTGAGAACTCCTTTCTTCTTCAGGGGGCGCGTCATCCATTGCGTGATGGCGCGCCCCCGTTAGGAGTGAAACATGGCGGTCGGTACTTACGCACTGACGAGTCTCGCCAACTTGAAGGCGTGGATCGGTGTCAACGATCACGCCTTTGACCTCCAACTGGAGGCCGCTATTGACCGATCGACAAGCATTGTCGAGTCTTACCTAGACCGCAATGTCCTGAGTCGAACGTACTACGAGTGGATTGACGCAAACTCGCAACGAACGATCGCGGTAAAACATCACCCGATCAAAGACATCAAGACGATTGCGTTTGGAACCGCCGACGCAATCCATTTGACTCTTGACAATTCCGATGACGTTCTGGCAACAGTAGAAAACGACGGGTTGAGTCTCAAGTTTGCACGGGTCGACTCGTCAGGTTCATCTTCTTCGTCGTCTCTTGCGTTTTCTACCTATCCGACTACGTCGCAACTGGTCACGCAGATCAATGCTGCGGTGACTGGCTTCACTGCTTCGCTTACGAAAAACGCATACTCGTACACCCTGCACCGCTTCGGAGGCAGGGGAATGGTAGAAGCGAACATGAACCTGACTCATGCTCGCGACAACATCAGCGAGTACCGAGTTGAATTCGAGACCGGACGTGTTCATCTTCTTTCGGACAGGTTTCCGAACTACCGCGCGGACGACCGATTCACGCATCGTTTCCCCGGTACGTTTCAAGGGCTGTTCATCGAATACACCGCTGGATATTCAACAGTACCGGCGGACGTTGAACAGGTCACGATTGAAATCGCTGCTGAACTTTATCGCTTGCGTCTGGAAGACACGTCGAAGAACAGCGAATCGCTCGGCGACTATTCGTATTCGAGGGTTTCTTCTGACGAAAAGCAGAACATGACCCTGTCGAAGTTGTTGATGTATCGGAACCTCAGATGAGCGTCAAAGGTCTCATTGACAAGTACGGCATTGAAATCGCAATCCATCGTGCAACGAGGACTGCGGACGCTGTCGGCTCGTCGATAGAGACTTGGACCGAGGACGAGCGCTTTATTGGGTACGTTGCGATACGAGGCGGATTCGGTATTGGTGGGGCCAAAGACAATTCAAAGGTTGGAAAAGAGTCTCGCAGTCAATCGGCGACAGTTTATTTTTCCAATGCGCCGGGCCTGAAATACTCGGACCGACTTGTCTGGACAGATCCAATCTTGTCGGAAGAGTTGACCTTTGAAGTTCAAAGCGTAGTGGTGTCAGGCTATCGCGGATACGACGATGGTTTGCAGTTCACTACGGTGCGCGCTGAAGAAGTGAGACAGCCATGAAGAATTTGGATGAAGCAGTTGTCGACAGCAATTTCGAGTCTGAGGCTTTCCTCAAATACGTCGACAAAAACCTGACGACTGCGCTCAACGACATCGCCACCGCGCTACAGAAAAACATGAAGCGCGTGTTGAATAGCGAGGGAACTGGACGAAAGCATCCCGGTCTTCCCAAGCGTTCGTCTGCTCCATTTCATCCTCCGGTCGTACAGACGGGGACTCTGTGGCGTTCGTGGATTACGCGAGTCAGAAAAGATAGCGGCCCCAACAAGACGCTCGTCCTCGGGTCCAATTTGAACTACGCTAGATTTTTGGAACGAGGCACAATGGTCGGCGGAAAAGCCCGCATGTATCCGCGTCCGTATGTCGGCAGGGCGGTCGACAAAACCAAAAAGCAGTTGCCTCGTATCAATCGCAAACTGCAACGCAACATCAAGCGATCAGCATTCAGGGCAAAAATGAGTCGATACGTTGCTCTTGCAAAGGCGTCAATGAAATGAGCGTCGAAGTATTGAAAGCGGTCTACAACAAACTGGTTTCGCAGACTGGAGACCCGGCTGCGTACAACGATTTTCATGTTGCAGTTGGTGGTCGCATCTACGCGACAATCGCTCCTCCTGACACGGCCTTTCCTTTCTGCGTTTTCGAAATGGCAGCACCAGACGTAGAGCATTTTTTTGGCAGCACAAAACGTCTGACGACCACGCTCGATGTTCACGTTTTCGACAAGACCGACAAGGGTGTCGATTCCCTCATGGACATCGAGACTCTATTATTCGATCTTTTAGATGACACGGATCTGGCAACTACAGGATTCGACCGATCGCGAGTTCGCGCCCTATCGAGGGGGTCGGTCAACTTCGACTCAGAGGAAGTGTACGGTTTCAATTCCACCTTCGAAATAATCGCGACGGGATAAACACATGGGTACAACCTACGCAATCGGATCTGATGGGGATGTCACGCTTCCCTCTGGATACAACGCAGAACTTCAGACGTGGTCATGCAGCATCACTCGAACGACTCAGGTCGTCACCGGGTTTGGCGACACCGGCACCAAGAGAAAGCAGTCTGCTATTGTCGACCTTACTGGTTCGGCTGGTGGCGTTCCGACCTACAACGACTCGTCGACCGCGCCCTTCCCGCTGTCCGGCACGACAATGAACGATGTCGCTGGCGGGTCAATTTCGCTGTTTATCAACAATTCGTCGCCTGACTCGCTCGATTGCAAGATTGTGTTTGGCGCTGTTTTTTCGTCTTATGATCTTTCCTCGGATCAAGATGGGGCGAGCAGCATCACGTTCAATTTCCAACTGGCCGACGACAACGGGCCGATCTTTACTTGGAGCGAGGTATGACTGACTACGCAATCGGTTCCGATGGGAACGTGTCGCTGCCGACAGGTTTCAACGCTCGACTTCGAGCGTGGTCTTGCAGCATTGGAAGAGCAACCACTGACATTTCTGCTTTTGGGTCGGTTGGAAAGAATCGACGCGCCTCTTCGGTCGTCGACATCACCGGCAGCGCGTCCGGGATTCCTCAGTTCTGGGATGGCAACGACACGGGATCAGCAACCGCATTCAGCCCGATCCCTCTGGCGTCTGACGCTGAAACCGGGGCGTTGGACGACGTGGCAACTTTGGCAGCCAACCCAAGCACGTCGGATGTCATCACGCTCACCGTTGCCGCAAACACGACCATTGCGTTCAACGCGGTCTTCAGCAACTACGGATTCTCTGTTGCGCAGAATGGCGACAACACGGTCACGTTCAACTTTGAAATGAACGATGGCAATGGTCCGACAGTGACTTGGGATGAAACCGCCTGATGCAAATCAAGAACAGAGAGCAACTAATCGAGACCGGAATCCTCAATCCTTCATCGCAGGATTGGAGAGTTCGCGTGGTTTTCGTCGATGGCACTGAACACTTCGTTCGTGTTGCTCCCGGCAAGGTTTCAGAAGAGACAGCAATCGAACGAGCCAAGAACCATCTGAAGATCGTCGACATGACGGTCGTCAAGGACATCTCAGCGCAGAGAGTTTCAAAGTCAATGACAGTCGCACCATTTGGAATGGTGCAGAAATGAGGAAGCAATGAAGAAGAAGGTTGTAAATGTCGACGGTCGTCAACTCCAAGTCGGTCGTCTGACAGTCCAAGAAATCAACGACATGCTTGGACTAGAACACGATCGAGCAAAGACGGAACTGCTGGCGGTTCTCAAGGAATCAGAGGTCGACAGCGCGACAAGGCTGGAAGAACTCAAGGCTCTCGAAGAACGCAAGGGGTTTGTGACGGATCTGGTGCGAAGCGTGTTCACGATGCAAGGAGCGATTCGAGTCATCTCCTATGGGAACGACGGAAACTTCCCGGAGGAATACAACGAACTTCGACCCGACGACCTGACAATGGTCGCGATGCACATGCTCGGTTTTGACGAAGAAGATTTTGCCAACACTGAAAGCAGTGCCGAGGGAAAGGAAGTTCAAGAGAAACCGCTCGAAACTGGATGACAGAGTGCTTCATCATTGCCAAGCATTTGCCCGGAGTCGGTGATCCTTGGAGCCTTCCGGTTGACGAGTTCAATGGATACATTGAGGAACTTACGAAGTTCTTCAAATCGCAAACAGATCAAGGCGGCCCAATAGACCATCGCTCTCTGGTAGAAGAGCAAATGCGGAACCTCGGACATGGCTGAAAACGAAATTCCATTTTCAATCGGCATCGAGGTTTTTGCTCGGCTTCAAAAACTAGAAGAGGGATTGAAGCAGGCCGAGTCCACGATTGAAAAGGCTTCTCAGAAAATTGCGCAGAGAGCCGCCGCGCTTGGAAAGAAAGCGGGCAAAGCAGCAGCCGACGGATTCAAAGAAGGTTTCGCCAAAATGAAGGCGGAACTTGAAAAAGAGTTGTCTGACATGGAGCGCAAGTTTGCGGTCCGCGCGTTTGAATCCTCAGTAATAGGTGATCGACAAAATAAAGCACGGCAGGCGTATGCTGCGGGAGAGCAAAGGCACGCGCAAAACGAGTTGCGAATGGCACACACTCCAAACATGTTTGGAAGTAGTGGAAGTGGCGATGGAGGTGGTGGTTTTGATGTTGATGGTGTTGGTGGTGGCATGGATGCTGCCAGCAGGATTGCTCGGCGTTTAAAGTCGTCTATGAGCAAAGTCCTCGGCGTTGCTGCTGGTGTCGGGATTGCTGACATGCTGCTCGAAGGTATCATCAAGGGAATCAAAGACAAGGACACCACAATCGGCATGGCTGTCGGCGACTCGGTCGCGCGAGCGGTTCGTGCTGTTCCAGTAGTCGGTGCTTTGGGCGAACTTGCGTCGATGGCTTTAGATCCGCTGATGGGTGGCTACATGGGAATGGAGGCCGATCAGCAGGCTTCTCGTTCTAAAGCGCAAGAGAACATGCAGCGAAACGCTGCCCTTGCACGACGAGAACAACGCATTGCAGAACGAGTAAAGCAGTCCGATCAATTTGTTGCAGATTCAGCACAGCGAATCAAAGGCATTCGAGCCGAGGCCGGAATGATGCGTCAGTCCGATGCAATGCGACACGCGCAAAGTCGATTCATGGAATCGGATTTCCAAAGCGAAGACGAAATCCAGCGAGCGGCAAACGATCTTTTCCGACGACAGGAAGAGATGTATAACACACAGAAGAAGCGGGCTGAAGAAACACTTGCTCTGGAAAAAGAAAGGATCAGAGCCAGTGAAAAAATGACCGTCGATGAACGCAAGGCTTCGATTGAGGTTGCAGAAGCCGAGCATATGCTGAAGATCGAAAACCTCCGACTGCAACACGAACAAGAGCAACGCAACTTGGACGAACTAGAGCAGTCAAGACAAGACGCGCTCAAGCAACGTCTGGAACTTGAAGCGGAACAAGCGCGACAAGTAAGAGAGTCCTTCGAGCAAGCACAGCACGGGATGGCTGAAATGCGACAGCAAGCCCAACTCAGCGCCTCGCGTCAGACCTCTACGTTCGCAACAGCAGGCGGATCGTTTACGACTGCGGCTATTGCGCAGGTCAACGAACTGAAGGTATTGCGGGCCGCTGTTGAGAAGTTCCCGGTTCTTCTCGCTCAGATTGCAACCAACACTGCAATGGGAGGCGTTAGCCTGAGATGACTAGCGTTCGCGAATACATCGAATCTCGTGGCATTGAGTCTTCGGGAGGGCGAAGCACAAGTCAGCGCACGTTCTTTGCTGAAGGCTATACAAATCCGTCGGACGTTTACGGTTTGATTGGCGGCGCGACTGTGCCGCGAGCAGGAGACGCGCATCCGAACTTTCCCGGTCTGACCGCAAGAGACTTCAGCATTCAGCCGGTGCCGGGACACACGGATCTATGGAAGATTGATTGGACCTATGAGCAGACTTCGCACGCTGTTCTTGCTTACCCGCCGAACGTCCCTCAGCAGTTGCCGAATCAAGTCGACTACGTCGAGGCGTCGGCTGAAATTCGTGCAGAGTTTCAACTCGGCTGGAGGATCGGCACGAGTAACCAGCCACTCGCGTATCCCGACGAAGGCAATCCTGCGGATGACGAAGTTGAGGTGGAAGGAAAGCCAATCGACGCGGCAGGCATTCCGACCTCGCGACAGCGAAACATTCAAGAGATCACGCTGACAGAAACAGTCAACTCTCCGGTAAGGCTAGAAGACTTTGCACAGTATCGTTTCTTTAGGAACTCCACGAAGTTCCTCCAGTTCGACGCTGGCGTGGTTGTCTATCGTGGTTGCTCAATCCGAAGAACAGGAGTTGACGTGTATCAGGTTGCGCATCAATTCGTTGCGGATGACGACTTCCATCTTCAGCAGCAACCCAAGGTCGACTCGTTCGGCGAGCCGTACTTGAAAGACGACAGGGCTGAATTTGTGTATTGGGTTCAACCCTTCCCAAAGCAACGCAACCTCAACTCAATCAGCAGAAACTTCTAGGGCTAAGTCATGGCAAACGAAATTCGCATGGACGCTTCTCTTCAGATCGAAGACCAAAATTTTCGGGAAGCCTTTACGCCGGGGTCTTTGTCGATCGACCTCGCGTCTCCCGTTGGTGCTGGAGGAACGCAAACGATCGGCGCGACCTACGAGGCGGTAGTTGCAGGAGACACGACTGACGGGGGCGTTTATTTTTTCCGCAACGTAAGCAACTCAATCAACGTCGAGATTGGGATTGAACACAGCGGCAGCACTTTCGTCGCGTTCTTGTTGCTGAAGCCCGGAGAGTTCAGCGTCGGTCGGCTGTCGTCGAAGACGATCTACGCCAAGGCCGCGAGCAGCACGGCCACGCTGCAATACAGGCTTCTTTCGCCATGACTGACCTGCCTCGTTTTACCAGCGGTTCTGTTGGCCCAATCACTCACGCGCAGATGAACGAGGTCATGCGTCGTCTCGACGCTGTGCGTCCGCTGATTGAGTCGGCTTCTGTTATTCAGGCAGACCTGAAGAAAAAGCAGTTGGGCGTTCGGCTGGTCTACGCAAAGCGGACTAACCCGGTCGAGTTCCCCGATCGTTATTCGTGGCGAGATGTCATTGTTCGAAGCAAGGATAAAGACAACCAGACCGAATCTGTCGTCCACTTTCAAGAAGACGATTGGGATGAAATTGAAGACGAGGTTGCCACGCGAGGCGGATCTGTCTTAGACAACGACGGAGAAGAGTCTGACGACTACGCAATTTCGGTCACGCCCTTCACTGAAGGGTTCGCGTTCTGCTTTCTTTCTCGTGCAGTAGATGGGACGCGGCGATACCTGCTTGTCCCGCTCGTGTCAGGTTCGAGCGATACAGGCGGAGATGTTCGAGACCTTTGGTATTTGCAGGCAGTCGTCGGCGAATCGACTGTCCCGATTGACGGTTCTCCTTCTTCTTGTTTCATTTACACCGCAAAAAGTTTGACGCCTACTCTGGCAGGAAATCAAGTCGTCTTCGCCAAGGGAACCGAGACCATATTGTTTTACGATCTCGGACCTGCAAACCCAAACATTCCGAGCGTATCAACCGGGGCGATCTTGACGCCGGTGCCTCTTCAGGCTGGAACGGTTTTCCGGGGTACTGTGAAGCAACTACCTTCAGGCGAAAGCATCGGATACGTTGCCTTGCCGCCTCGACTCGACGTGGAGTGTGCCTAATGAAAAAGCGATGGCCTGTAGGCGCGCTTGCGACGAACGCAGTCGAGATCCTTCGCTGTGATGCTACAAAGCGAATCACGATCGACTCGATCCACTTCGTGAACTACACGACCGGGAACACGAACGTGAATCTCTATCACGTTCCCGCCGACGAGGAAATCTTAGATTACTTCCATCTCGTGCGGAACCACGCGGTCAGTGCAAACACAGCGTTCCGCCTCGTCGACCAGAGGATCTACCTCGAACCCGGCGACCGGCTCTTCGCTTATGCCGCCGACGCGGATCACTTGAACTGCTTTATCTACGGCGAGGAGTACGGCGGGTGACTTCTTATCTCGCTGCATGTTGCTGCGATGATGACGGCGGTGGACCCGGTTGCACAACTTGGGCTTCCTTTGATTTTGACTACACCTTGTCCGAAACCGTTCAGAAGGTCGACACTGTCACAAACGGAGTGACGACTTCCAACAAACAGGCTGATTGCCTGTTGCGTGGGACTGCTTATGTCCGAACGACTAGCGGGCTTGGCAATTACGTCAGCACTTCGGTGAACGACATCGACCTTGATCGCATCGAATACTTTGGTCAAACCCAAACGACATCGACGGTTCCCCTTTCTTTTCCAAGCGTTCACACCTACTCTCTCGAAGACCCCTTCGGAAGTTTGACGGATGGAATTGCAAGGATTGCAGAGGGGTACGGTTTGCCCTTGTATTTTGATTTCCCAGCAGACGACACCTACAACCCTGAACTTCCTGAATCAACATATGGTCGAAGGTTGTCGTTGTCTGTGACTGCTCTACAGAGAGAAGTGTTGACAGTTGGCGACATAACAATTATTGACGGCGTCTCTGATCGCGAATTCCCTTTTTCCGCACCGCTTGGGTTTGGATATCAGAACAGGCGTTCGCTCAACACCCTCCAAGAAATTGGCGAGGAAGAAGACCCTTGCGCGAGCGGGAATCATTTTGTCAGTGGCAAATTTACCCAGCCGCTTCCCGGTCCTCCATCGCCTTTTTCGGAACTTATCAACGGAATAGATGCTGTTCTGCTTCCTCAGTCTTGGTCTGGAACCATTGACAGCACAGACAGGGATGGGTTCGGCACTGTCATCACTGTTTCACGAAACGCCGAAGGCGGGTGTTCAAACGTGCAGTTCTATCAAGAGGATCCGAGACCATGAAGTGCGACCACAAGCAAGGCGACATTTGCTTGCTGGAACTGTTCGACGGAAAGCCGACTGATTATCAGTGCGACATCTGCCCGGCGTACAGTGGAAGGATGCGAGGAGTCGGTGATGCGATCGCTCGTGGACTTTCGAAACTTGGACTAGACAAACTCGCTTCGAAATCTTGCAAATGCGGGCAGCGTCAAGCCAAACTCAACAAGGCACTCCCGACAAGGAAACCGTGACATGGCCGTAACCTTTGCAACAGTTTTTGCCAGACTTGGCAGACTCTTTGACTTTGCAGTTTCAATCCGAGCGCATCAAACGACCTTGCGCTCAGAGTACGAAGACACGATGTCGAATTACTCGGATGCGGATCGTGACATGGTCAAGACCATCACGAATTCCATTGAGAGAAGAATCGACGAGGCGGGTCAAATTGTTCAAGACCTGAGATCAGACGCGAGCGACACTCTGATCGAAATGGTCGACGACGACACGACGGTTGAAGACTTCACAGTTGAAAAAGCAACGCGGGAACTGGTCCGCCAGATGGTCGCAGGTTCTTCGACGGTTGACCGACCCTCTGCTGGTTATGTCACCCTTCCGACCGACAACAAGGGAACGGCTGGTTCGATCAACATCGGCAACGGGATCATGCTGGTTTCCGACCTGATGCCAATGCAAGGATTTGCAGCATCAGACAGTACCTTGTTCCTCGACTGGCCTTCAATTCAAACTGAAACGATTCGTGCTGAGTGCATCAGGGATGCGACCAAGAGAGTGGTAGCCGAAGGCGAAGAAGTTTTTCGCGTAACCGGACAGCGTCCTGTTCCTCGCCTAGACGAAGATTGGCCGAAGGGGACGGGAACAAAGGGAACCATCAAGGTTGCAAGCGCGCGCGTCGACGGCGGTCGCACGCCGGGGGCAAACGTCTGCACCAACTCCGACTTCGAAGACTTCTCGTCCAACGTCGCGAGTGGCTGGACATATGAGACTGGAAGTGCTGGCACCAACTTCACGGCTGCGGGTGCGGGTCACACCGGATCCAACGCTCTGAAGATGACGGGCAACGCATTGGTTGCTCACCGGCTCACTCAGTCGCTTCGATCGACCAGCGGATCGTTGGGCCAGATCAACCCTGACAGGCCGTACTCGATCTCGGTTGCAGCGAAGTACGAGACTGCGGTGCCGGGGGTGAACCTTACGATCTCGGTTCGTGATTCGGGCGGCACGATCCTGAACAACCTCGTCACCGGCAGGCAGATGTCGCTACAAATCGCATCGGGCGATTTCACAACCTCGTACCAGATATTCAGTGCGACGGTATTTTCGCCCGTGTCAATTCCGAAGGGCTGCTACATCGACATTCGGTTCAGCAGCAACGTCGCCAACACGTCGAAGGTCTACATCGATGATCTGGTCATCGCTGAGATGCCTCAGTTGCAGACTGGTGGTCTCGCTTACCAGATGCTCGGAGGATCGAGCCGCTACGCGGTCGGCGATCAGTTCACGGCAAGCATCACCAACAACATCGGGGCCAGTGACGGAGCGATGGCGCGCGAGTTCGAACGCTTCTTCAGCATCGGGACGGAGTACGGTCTCGCCCTGCCATCGGCAACATCGCCCACGATCAGCGACAGCCTGATCTCGTAAGGCCCGATAACAAGAAAAAACAGCGATTACAGCCCAATATGGGCTGTTTTGCTGTTATTTGCTTTCTGCTGTTGGCAAGTGTTGGAAAGTGTGGTATAGTGTGGGGGTCGAATGACGGCCCCGATGACCCCTGCCAAAAGGCGAGCGTGGGACAAGCATCGGGAGGCTCGGCGGGCTTGCTTGCCCAGATCCGAGCCACGACCCACCTCAGCGGTTCGACTCCGCTCAGGGGTCATCGAGGGCCTTCGCTCGACAACAAGAAAGGAGCAACAACATGCACAACCAGCCGACCGTCGCCCAGATGGTGCGAGACGCGAGCCGACAGGAGCCGGACAGTCAGGTCCGACGGTTCGACTTCCGACTCCCGGTCTTCCGACCGCACGACACCAACCGACTTCGCGAACTTCTTCGGGCCTTCAACGCCTGACTCGCGCCGCCCTTCGGGGCGGCTCCCCTTCCCTCAACGGAGACACTGACATGAGCAGCGAACGAATCACCGACCTCAAGAAGATCAATCTCGAACAGACCGGCCAGAACGTTGGCCGAGCGATCAAGGTCGACCGCGACCAGTACCGCGAGATCGTCGACCAACTCAACGACCTGATGGGCATGTGCTTCAACCTCCAGTCCGGAGGCTGCCACCTCTACGACACCCTCAGCGGCGTCCTCAGCGGCGTCCGACAGTCGCGACAAGCGGACATCCGCGAAGCCGAAGAAGCCGCCAACAACGCCTGACTCGCGCCGCCCTCCGGGGCGGCACCCCTTCCCTCAACGGAGAATCACCATGTTCGACTTCGTCGATAACAACGTCCCTCGAATGGTCAACAACCGCGACGATGCCAGCGTGTTCAACGGCACGAATTCAGAGGCTTGCGACCTTGCCCGGCGTCTTCAGCGACAGTTCTCGGAAGCGGGTTTCGACTTCTTTGTCGGCGCGGTCCGTCGAGACCGCTGGGAGTCCGTGAGTGGTCTTGATGGACCCGACCCAGTCACCCAGTTCATCTTCCGTGTCGACCACACTGGTCGCGAAAACTGGATCAGCGACTTCATCGTCTGACTCTTCGCCCGCCCCCATCGGGGCGGGTTCTCTCACGCCAACAACAAGGAGCAATCTATTGAACGACGAACAGATCAACCCTGAAACCTGCCCCGTTTGCGGAAATCACGGAGAGTCGCTTGGCTCGCTTGGACACCTTGAGCATTTCCGCTGCCGTGGCTGCGGAATGAACTTCAGCAAAGACACGACAGAAACTTCCTAAGGAGCAATCTATGAACCAGATCACGACCTACAACTTTGAAGACGCCAAGGACGCAATTCGCAAGGCGCAAGAGATGACGCCAGACCAAGAGTTTCGCCTGCAACGAATCGCGGGCGATGTCTTCGCGATCACGACCGGCGGTCCCATCGGAGACAAGCATGTCGTCGTCAACGATGTCTTCTGCTGCACGAAGATCCAGACGACAGAAACTTCCTAAAAAGTTTCCAAACAGGCTTGCACTATTCACGCATTCTGCTAAACTCTGTGAGTCGGGGAACTCGCCCCGGCCACGCACCAAGAATCAAGGAGCATCAAACAATGGCCCATCAGATCACCAAGACGGACGGACTCGTCCTCAACCAGAAGCGCGCATGGCACGGACTCGGCAAGGTTGTCGAGACCGCGCCTTCTCCGTATCAGGCTCTCCACCTCGCTGACCTCGACTGGTCGGTTGTCACTGCTCCTCTGCACGCGACGACCTTCCTCCCGGACGGCGAGACCCCGCTCAAGATCACGGTGCCGGACCGGCACGCTCTCGTCCGCGACGACACCAACGAGGTGCTTGGCATCGTCAGCGACCGCTACGAGGTTCTCCAGAACCGCGAACTCGCCGACCTCATCTACGAGGTCGCCGAGGCCGAGGACATCACGGTCGAGTCGGCTGGCTCGCTCAACGGCGGCAAGCGCGTCTTCTTCCTCTGCCACCTCGATACCTTCGGGTTCGAGAACGGCGATGACGAGGTCAAGCAGTACGCGATGTTCCGCACCGGCCACGACGGCAAGACCGAGGTCTCGGTCCGCCAGACCAACGTGCGAGTCGTCTGTGCCAACACGGAGGCGGCAGCCATCGCCAAGGATCGCGGCGTCGGCTTCCGGCACCGGGGCAACATCCTCGACAACGTCCGCACCATGCGGATGGCACTCGGCGACCTCCGGAGTCAAGCCCTCGCCTACCGCGAATTTGCGGAGCAGTGCATGGCGACCCCGGCCCCGAACACCAGCGAGTATTTCAACTCGGTCTGGATGGAAGTCAACAAGGTGCGACCGACCCTCAACAGTCGCGCCGACTCCCGACGCAAGAACATGATCGAAGCGTGGGACAGCCTCCAGCGGCACGAGTGGAACTACAAGTTCGCCGGGACGGCGTGGGGAACCTACAACGCCGTGACGCAGTGGGCGAACTACAACGCCCCTGTCCGACGCACGAAGGGTGCGACGATGGACGAGGCCCGGATGGTCTCGCGAATCGACGGACGCGGTGACGCCTACAGCAAGGCGGCAGCCAAGGTGATGGAGACCGTCCTCGCCTGACCTGCACGGGAGGCTCGGCATCGGGCCGAGTCTCCCGACGACCTGACCCTTGAAAGGAGCAACCAATGACCGACACCGTGACCGTGACCATCGACGACACCTTCCCAGTCAAGGGGCCATCCGTTTTCAACGGAGTGCTTCTTCCAGCAGGCGAGTACCACGTTCAGTGTGACCTCGACATCGAGGTGACGAAGGAGAGCAATCGCCACGAGCCTTGGTCTGACGACGACGCCTACGAGATCATCGTCGCCCGTCCTTGGACTGAGTTCGGAGATGAGAGCAAGATCATGGTCTGGTTCATCCCGGACGGCGGCGAACCAGAACCGTGGTACGACCACGCTACCGAAGTCGATCAGGACGCAGCGCAGACCGTTGGCGGCGAGTCACTCGCTCGCTGGTTCTGCGAAGACCTCGACCTTGCCAGCCTGACCGACGGCCTTCACTGAACCCAAACAACAAGGAGCAATCAATGACGACCGAGACACCATTCCCTGAAGACAAGGACTTCGAACTTCCGATCGCGACCGCGAGCCTCGTGGGTTCACTCATGCAGGCCGCGCTCGTGTCCGATCAGAACGAGTCGAAGGAACTGTTCAACCCGCAAGCAATCATGCTGCCCAAGGACAAGGAGCAACGCGAGCAGTTTTCTGCACTCATCACTCATATCGTCGACTCGATCGTCGAGATGACATCCATGCCGGAAGCGATCGTGAAAGACTTGGAAGAAGAGGTTGCTAAGACGGCGAGGCTCAGGCTTCAGCACCGAGGCACCTTCGACAAGAAGGCGATGATCGACCTGCTAAAGTCGGCAGGCTTTGATAAAAGTGTTGACAAGGACGGGGAAGTGTGCGACAATGACGATGACCTGTCGTGGATGGACAATCATCCGCGATTCCGCAAGAACTGAAAAGGAGCAAACAATGACGAAGTTGGAAAGGATCACGGACGCACTGCGGGCTGCTCGCAACAAGACGCAACGGTGTTGCGACAAGTTCGTCAGCACGAACCTTGAAGCGGTCTGGGATTTGCGAGACAGCATCGAGCAGCAGGGCGCGCCGTGCCAAATCAGGCGAAACGGCGCAGAGTATTCGCTCGTCATGTCCACCGGCGTCCTCGCGATCTGCGAGGCGACCGAGTGGGCATTGCATATGGTCGACGAAGAGATCACCGACAGCAAGGAGCAAACGCATGAAAGCAATGACTGAAGAACAGGCCGCGAAGTTCGGCAACACCCGCCACGGAATCGGTCCCACTCGCGGCGACCTCGTCTACATCTCGTCCTTCGAAGACTACACCAACGGCTTGTACCTGCTGGTCCGCAAAGACGAAGAGTCGGGCAACTGGGAACTTTGCAAGTTCAACAGTTTCAGGCGATCGGAACAGCAAGGGGTTTCAATTTTCTGGGACGCCAACGACGGCGTGATGTCTGTCAGCGGCGGACCTTGGAAAATGTTCAAGGGTCCGTTCGAGGCGAGCGAAGCACGGAGGACCATCAAGGCGTGGAATTGGATGGACCAAACACCGGGCGAGCAGAAGGGCCATACATTTGAATACAGCGCGTGTCTTTGGTTCGGCTCCGACGAGGGGTTCGTGACCACAGAAGAAGAAGAAAAGGAGGCTCGCGAATGTCAGACATCACAGTGAACTATGACGACAACGGGATCGAGAAGGAAACCAGCAACGTCTGGGTCGACTGGCCCGACGGTTACTGCTGGCTCGTGCTGAACGAGTACGGGGTGATCGGCGCAGTCATCACCCAGAACGACGGAGAGGCTGGCTGGCACGAAGCGTATGAGGCTGCGGTCGACGAGATCGCCCACGACTACGAGGTCGAGGACGAAGCCGAGTTCAACGAGGCCCAAGAAGACGGTCTCTGTCAATACCGGGGCAACGGCGTGCCGTCGAACAAACGACGGAATTCTGCGATCGCAGACACGCAATACCTGACGGTCCGAAGAAACGAAAGGAGCATTCAACCATGCCACTGAGAGGAAAGAAGCCGAAGGACGTAGACAAGCGTTTGAAGATGTTGATGTTCGGGCGCGCGGGTGTCGGCAAGACGACGGCAGCCCTGCAATTCCCGAACTGCTACGTCATCGACACGGAGCGCGGTGCAGAGAATTACTCTGACATCATCAACGGGAGCGGCGGCTCGCTGTTCCAGACGACATCGTTCGACGAGATCGTGCAGGAGGTGCGGAGCCTGAAGACGGAGAAGCACGATTTCCAGACGCTTGTGATCGACCCGATCACGGTGATTTACGACGACCTCGTCGCCTCGTGGGAGAAGCGAGTCGGCACCGACTTCGGACGGGGCTACTCGGCAGCGAAGAAGGAGTGGAAGCGTTTGACCTCGCTGCTCTCCTCGCTCGACATGAACGTGATCCTGACGGCTCACGCGAAGAACCTGTACGCCGAGGGGACGGCGATGAAGATCATCGGCCAGACCTTCGACGGTCCCAAGGGTGCCGACTACTACATGGACCTCGTGATTGAAGTGGTCAAGGTGACTCGCGCCGGGGGACTCCCTGACCAGCGATGCGCGCATGTCGTGAAGAGTCGCATCGCGACGATGCCGGAGACTGCATCTGGATGCGATTCGTTTGAGTTCTCTTATGACAATTTCGCTGACCGATACGGTCGCGATCTTCTGGAGCGCAAGAGCGAGCCGGTCACACTTGCGACGACGGAGCAAGTTGAGAAGTTGAAGGAGATGCTGACGAATCGGAACGATGCGGCTGCTCTCGGTGCCAAGTGGCTTCGGGCCGCATCGGTTGAAGACTTTGCGGACATGACATCCGCGCAGATCGAAGGGTGCCTCCAATGGCTGATGAAGTAGACCGAACGGTGTGGATGCCGATCAACGAAGTGAGCGAAGTGATCTCGAACGAGTACGGCGTGAAGCCGTCGCTTGGAACGGTGAGATCGTGGCTGCGGGATGGAAAGATCAAAGGTGTCAAGGTTGCTGGCAAGGTGCTGGTTGATCGAGACAGTCTCAACAACTTGGTCAAGAAGATGGGAGTCAACAATGCCAAGGTTCAAGCCTGAGAGTCTGACGGGAGATCGAGACGACAACCGACTGGAAACGGCGGGCACGTTCGTCGCGACGATTTCAAAGTCTGTGGATTACAGCGGGGAGACCGGCGAGTGGGAAGCGACCTCGGTGGTCTTCGACACGGAGAAGGGTTCGATTGCCGACCGCATTCGATCGAACACTCGCTGGAAGTTCCGTCGACTCGCTGAAGCGTTGGGAGACGACGCGGTCGACGCCTACACCTCGACGGACGGAGACGGGTTCTCGATGTTCGATCCGGTCGACTTCGTCGGGGAGACGGTCGAGATCGTCGTCGACAAGTACGAGTATCAAGGCAAGACCGGGGTCCGCGTCGAACGGGTAAACCGAGCCGACTCGTTCGCAGTGGACAAGGCCGAAGGCGAGGCGATCGCGGGCAAGGACAACGGCGACCACAAGCCGGTGCCTGATGACGACATCCCGTTCTGATGTCGAGGCCCATTTACGAGAACGCCGACAGTCTTCGAGA